GGGAGCAGCACAGCAAACATTAGCAACCGGGGGTGGTGCAATTGTTCTATCAACTCCAAACGGAACTGGTAACTGGTTTCATCAAACCTGGGTAAGAGCTGAGGCTAGAGAGAATGATTTCTTACCAATTAAACTACCTTGGTTTGTACATCCGGAAAGAGATCAAGTCTGGAGAGATAGACAAGACGAACTTTTAGGAGATCCAAGACTTGCAGCACAGGAATGTGATACTGATTTTTCTACTTCTGGAGATACAGTCTTTTACGGAGAGTATTTAGAGTTCTACCAACAGACCTACATTAGGGAACCTATGGAAAGACGCGGTGCAGATCAGAATTTATGGATCTGGGAACCGGTTGACTATTCAAGATCCTATATGGTAGTAGCAGACGTAGCAAGGGGTGATGGAAAAGATCACTCAGCCTTCCATATTCTGGATATCGAGAACAATGTACAGGTAGGGGAATACAAAGGACAGCTCGGAACTAAGGAATTTGGACATCTACTTGTAGGAATTGCAAGTGAATATAACGACGCTTTACTAGTAATAGAGAATGCATCTATAGGATGGTCAACCATTCAGACTGTCATCGATAGAGGATATGCTAATTTGTACTATTCACCAAGAAATGGTAATATAACCGCAGAAACATACTTCGATCAATACGATCCAAACTCAAGTCTAGTAGCTGGATTTTCAACAAACCAAAGAACAAGACCTATTATAGTAGGTAAATTCCAAGAATATGTTAATGAAAAAGCAGTAACCATTCAATCAAAACGATTACTTGAAGAGATGAAAGTGTTTATATGGAAGAATGGTAGAGCAGAAGCACAACATGGCTATAATGATGACTTAGTAATGTCTTTCGGTATAGGAATGTACATCAGAGACACTGCTTTGAAATTTAGACAACAGGGAATGGACCTGACTCGCAATATCCTAAACAACATTACAACATCAAAACCAACTTATCAAGCTGCTTATCTTCCATCAAACGTTAAAAATCCTTATGAGATAGATAATGGAAAAGGAGGAAAAGAAGATATAAGCTGGATTTATTAACTATTTATACTTATATTGATTACTAACAATGGCAGACACTAGTGTATTTTCGAGACTACGTAGATTATTCTCAACAGACGTAATAATAAGGAATGTTGGAGGTGATCAACTAAAAGTTGCCGATACAAATCAAATTCAAATGTCTGGAGAACTAGAGAATAACTCTTTAGTAGCAAGATATAATAGAATTTACACAACTTCACCTACTTCCTTATACGGTTATCAATCTTCTTTTAACTATCAAACCTTAAGAACCCAGTTATATTCTGAATATGACGCTATGGACACCGATGCAATCATTGCTTCAGCCCTAGATATCTTATCAGAAGAATCAACTCTTAAGAATGATATGGGAGAAGTACTTCACATCAGGTCAAACGACGAGAATATACAGAAGATACTATATAATCTATACTATGATGTATTAAATATCGAATTTAATTTGAGTTGGTGGATTAGAAATATGTGTAAATACGGTGATTTCTTTTTGAAACTAGAAGCTTCAGAGAAATACGGTGTTTATAACGTAATTCCATTCGCTGCATTTAATATAGAAAGACAAGAACACTATGATACAGAAAATCCAACTGCTGTTAGATTCCGTTATGACCCTGACGGGTTGGCCGCTGATACTTATGGATACTTTAAAACTCCTAATCAGCACGATGCCAAATCTATTTACTTCGACAACTACGAAGTAGCACATTTCCGTTTATTAACAGATGTAAACTTCCTACCCTATGGTCGTTCTTATATAGAACCTGCTAGAAAATTATTTAAGCAGTATACTTTAATGGAAGATGCAATGTTAGTTCATAGAATTGTAAGAGCTCCTGAGAAGAGAATTTTTTATATGAACGTTGGAGGTATTCCACCTAATGAAGTTGAAGGATTTATGCAAAAAGCAATCTCTAAAATGAAGAGAACTCCTTACATAGATCAACAAACAGGTGAATATAACTTAAAATATAACATGCAGAACCTTATGGAGGATTTTTATATCCCTATGAGGGGAAATGATACTTCAACTAAGATTGAAACCTTGGGTGGACTACAGTATGATGGTATAACAGACGTAAATTACTTAAGAGACAAGTTATTTGCAGCATTAAGAGTACCTAAAGCATTTCTTGGGTACGATGAAAAACTACAAGGTAAGGCTACATTAGCTGCAGAAGATATTCGCTTTGGTAGAACTGTAGAAAAAATACAAAGAATCATGGTTTCTGAGTTATATAAAATAGCATTTGTGCATTTATACATCCAGGGATACAGAGACGAGGAATTAACTAACTTTGAATTATCATTAACCACTCCTTCAATCATCTATGATCAGGAAAGAGTAGCGTTATTGAAGGAGAAAATGGATCTTGCAGCTCAAATGGTAGATTCACAATTGATTTCCACTGACTGGATTTATGATAATATCTTCCACTTAAGTCAAGACCAATACGAGGAAATGAGAGACCTCATCAGAGAAGATGCTAAACGTAAATTTAGATTATCTCAAATTGAAAACGAAGGAAACGATCCTTTAGAATCTGGAGAGACTTATGGAACTCCTCACGATATCGCAACAGCATATGGAAAAGGAAGAGTCTACACAAGACCAGGTAGCGTACCTGATGGATACAACGAAGATGAACCAGAAATGGGCCGTCCTCAAGAGAAAGCCTCGTTCATTAACGGTACTGAAGATCCTTTAGGAATGGATAGACTAGGTAGACAAGCTAACAAAGTAGATGATCAAGAAGGATACGGTAGAGATAAAACTTCACCGTATGCAATGGAAGCAACTAAGAGACAATTCTCAAAATATACAAAAGTATTAGAGGAAATTCCTTCTAAGAAAAAGATGATCTTTGAATCAGAAAGAAAAGCAAACAGTTTACTAGACGAAAATCAAATTAGGGAATAACATTTAACACATATTTATAAAAAATTATACATTGATGCAAATCAAGCACTCGAAATTTAGAAATACAGGACTTCTTTTTGAACTTCTAGTAAGACAGATCACCTCTGATACGTTAGAAGGTAAAAATTCTGTTGCTATCAATATTCTTAAAAAGTACTTTGTTAACACAGAACTAGGAAAAGAGTATAAATTATATGAGCAATTAACTGCCTATAAGAACCTTACAGAATCTAAAGCTGAGATGGTAATTAACACACTAGTTGAAACCTCTTCTAAGTTAAAAAGATCTGAAATCAGAAAGCAAAAGTACAATCTAGTAAAAGAAATTCGCGATAATTACAGTGTTGAAAAATTCTTCAGAGTTCAAGTAACTAATTATAAGATTTTTGCAGCATTAAATAACTTGATTGAAAATCAAACATCAGAAAAAGTAACACCAGAAATAACAATCAGTAATAAAATTACAATCCTTGAGCATTTAACTAAGTTACCAGTTATAGCACCAGTTGATACGTTACTAGAAGAATATAGAGGGTATAGTAAAGACTTAAGAGTCTTAACCTATAGATTACTTTTAGATAAATTTAACGATAAGTACGATCACTTAACCACCCAGCAGAAGGAAGTCCTGAGAGAGGTTATAAATTCGATTGATAATACAGACAAATTAAAAGAGTATTATAATACAAAAATTACAGAAGTACGAGATACTTTAAAAACAAAAATTAAAAGGACATCAGACAAAGTAATGCAAATCAAACTTGTAGAAGTCTTAAAATATATTAAACCAATAACTAAAACTGAGAAAGTATCTAATGACTCTATCATTGATTTACTACAGTATTATGAATTGGTAAATGAACTATAACCATGACCCGGAATCAATTTAAGCACCAACTTAGAGAATTGCTAGAAGAGGAATCAACCTCCGGTGCAGCAGGTGCTTATAACACTCCTTATGCTTTTAATCCAAACAAAAATGCAAAAGGTACTTCCCGAAACTACTACCTAAAGATGGGATGGAAGCTTGTAGATAAAGCTAAGACCCGTAAGGCAGCAAAAGGCATGGTGTATAAAGATCTTTGGAAATAAACAACCCCTATTTATAACATATGAAAAGCCTACAAGACAAATATAATTTAATTAAAGAAGGTAAAGGTAACAGAGAACTTTTTATAAAGGAAGCTAGAACCCTATTCCCTAATGTAGTGACAGGCGCACTTACATTTGATCAATCAATACACAACCTTACTGAAAGAGGAATTATATCAGAAAGCATGACCGGAGTATTAATTCAAAAAGAAGGAGAACCAAACTGGTTCAAAATCTTTAGTGAAAATACAGAAGCAGTTAAAGCTGCTTTAAAAGATACGGATAAGTCGGTAGTAGAGAAAGAAACCACTGGATACGATTACGAAGATAAAAAGAATAATAATAACATCTCTACCAATGAACTCTTATCAGGGTATTATGTTGAGATGAAAGATCCTAAAAATGCAGATAAAACAGAAGACGAACTTAAGAAGATCGTATTTAAGAACCTTGAAAAAGATCCATTATACTACATTAAAGATGGAGCATTTGGCATTAAAGGCATCGGATATACTGAGGATGCTCCTGGTTTAGGTAAAACTAAAGAAGTGACAGGTAAGTATAAATCTTCAGGAATGGAACCTGTTAAATTAAACGAAGCAAAAGACAACATGACAAATAAAGAAACACTTTCAGAAGCTAAAAAGAGAGCAATTGAAAAGCACCTAAAAGAAATTGAAAAACTAGGTGAAGTTGCTGCATACGAATATAAGGCTAGTAAAATTCAAGAGAAAATCGAAGAATTAAAAAATAGATTAACTATGACCGAAAGTGACGATATGAAGGATGTAGTTGATAAAAAAGCAATTAGTGAAATCAAAAAAGATATTGCTCTTTTAGAAAAAAGAAAAAAAATGTATGAAGCTCAAAAAGCTAAAGCAGCAAAAAGAATTTCTGGCGATACTGTAAGACCAAAAGCAGCAGGCGGTGAAGAGATCATTGATGAAGCTGTGGGTACAGCTCCTGTTTGGCAAGAAGCAATGAAGAGTGTATTGAAACAAAGAGGGTATTAATAATGACTAGAAACCTACTTATTGAAACTATCTCATTCACACCAAAACCTTTAAGTTTATCTGAAGGAAAAGGTGCTAGTGGACTACCTTTAGTAGAGGGTATCTTAGCTACTGCTGAAGTAAAGAACGGCAATGGAAGATATTATAGCAGAAAAATCTGGGACAGGGAGATCAATAAGTATATGGATTCAGTAAAGAATAACAGAGCAGTTGGTGAATTAGATCATCCAGAATCATCTGTTATTAACCTTAAGAATGTTTGTCACAACATCAAAGACATTTGGTGGAACGGTGATCATATTATGGGTAAAATTGAAGTACTACCTACTCCTTCTGGAAATATTCTACAGGCATTAATTAACTCCGGTATTACCGTTGGTGTATCATCAAGAGGAATGGGTTCAGTGAAACAAATGGGAGAAACTCTAGAAGTGCAGAATGATTTTGAATTATTATGCTGGGACTTTGTATCTACCCCATCAAACCCAGGTTCCTGGATGGCACCATTGCACGAAGGTTTATTAAACAATATAAATAACTACAGTAAAGCTAATGAAATCATAAGAGAAATTTTATGTGCTCATGGCAATTGTCCAATATTTTAACCCCTTATAGGATAGAATCCTTTGATTGACCCTCTATTAAAACCAGAGGGTTTCTTTTTTTTAAGAAAATAGCTCTATTTATGATTATATGTACCGGTTCTGAATACGGTACCCCAATTTTTACACAACACTTATTACGCTATTTTAAATAAGCGTACTTCCAAAAAAAAATTATTATTAGGAAAAAATGACAAACAGAGAATTGTTAAAAGAAGCGATTGCTGATGCAAAAGCTGTAAAGGAAGTAGCTATCACTAATGCTAAAGCTGCATTAGAGGAAGCATTTACTCCTCACTTAAAATCAATGTTAGAAAAGAAATTAACAGAAATGGAAGAAGAAGATCCTTACATGGAGGAAGCAAAACACGAAGATGCTGATTCTATGGAAGAAATTGACCTTGAAGAATTACTTAGAGAATTAGAAGATGAATCAGAAGAAGAAACTGAGGAAATGCCTAATGGAGAAGAGGAAACAGAAGAGGAAGAAGAGATCGACTTCGATAACATGACTGCCGAAGACTTAGAAGCATTTATTGCAAGTGTGGTTGACGAGATGATTGAAGCTGGTGAGCTAGAAGCTGGACCAAGCTCAGAAGAAACTCCAGAAATGGATATGGACATGGACACAGAAGAAGCTCCACTAGAAGAACCAATGATGGAAAACAAACTAAACGAAACCGCTGTGAGCGAAGCAATCCAGATGGTCATCGACATGGGATTAACTGATAATGCACACACTGCACAGGGAATCTTAGGTGCTGCTGTTGCTGCCGCTACTGCTGCTGGTGGATTCACTGCAGGC